TTCCTATATATAAAAAAAATAAAAAAATTTTTATATATATAAATATAGCGCAGAGACCTTCTAACACCTACACCATAGGAATTTGAGACTATGTCATTTGATGAAAAAATGGAGGTTAAAGAAGATGAGATTTATTACATTTATGAAGAGAAATTATATTAATGATAAAGGTCCTGCTGGAAGCTTAGCTAGAAGTATTAAAGCCGATGGTAAAAACTTTCCTATAAGCCGAAGTCATGATTTATATAGAAATTATTTAGAGGTTTATTGCAATGCTAGTGATAGTGTTCTAAGAGTTTTTGATGAATGTTTTACAAAATGGAAGGAACAAGAAAAAAAATGGCAGAAGAACAGAAATTAGAACAAAAGCTAGTAAAAGCTGTAAAAGCTCATGGTGGTATGGCTTTAAAGTTTGTAAGTCCTGGAATTGATGGAGTTCCAGATAGGCTACTCCTTATTGCTTATGGACATATTTCATTTGTTGAAGTAAAAGCAAAAGGAAAAAAGCCAAGGCCAATTCAAGTTAAAAGAATTAATCAAATAAGAAATTTAGGATTTAAGGTTTTCATTCTCGATGATGAGACACAAATCCAAAACATAATTAATCAAACTAAAGGAGGAGCAGATGATGCTTGATAGAAAGAATTTACATAAATACCAAGAATATTCAGTTAGTTTTATAAAAAATCATAATGAAGCAGCAGTTTTGCTTGATTGCGGATTAGGTAAAACAGCAATATCACTAACAGCAATCAATGATTTAATGTTTGATGAATTTGAAGTTAGAAAAGTATTAGTCATTTGTCCTCTTAGAGTTTGTTATGTATGGCGTGATGAAGTTACTAAATGGGAACATTTGAAACATCTTAAACTTTCAATTGCAACTGGTAGTGTTACAGAAAGAATTAATGCATTAAAAGCTAAAGCTGATATCTATGTTATCAATAGAGAAAATGTTGAATGGCTTATTGATAAAAGCGGACTTAAATTTGATTTTGATATGGTGGTAATTGATGAGCTTTCAAGTTTTAAGTCATATTCAGCAAAAAGATTTAAATCACTTCTTAAGGTAAGGCATTTAATAAATCGAATTGTTGGACTTACTGGAACACCTACATCAAATGGTTTGATGGATTTATGGGCTCAATATAGAATTCTTGATTATGGTAAAAGATTAGGAAGGTATATTACTCATTATAGAAATGAATATTTTAAACCAGATAAAAGAAATGGCGCAGTTGTATTTAGTTATAAATTACTTCCAGAAGCTGAAGAAGCTATTTACAATAAAATTTCTGATATCACAATTTCTATGAAAGCAGTCGATTATCTTGATATGCCTGAAAAAATAATGAATGAAGTAACTGTAGAATTAAGTGATGAAGAAATGTGTGTGTATAAATCTATGAAAGATGACATGATCATGCAATTGGACGATGAAAAGGATATTGATGCAGTTAATGCAGCAGCTCTTTCTAATAAACTTCTTCAAATGGCAAATGGTGCAGTTTATGATGAAGATAAAAAATACCATATTATCCATGACAAAAAATTAGATGCTTTAGAGGACCTAATAGAACAAGCTAATGGCAAACCAGTTTTAATTGCTTATTGGTTTAAACATGACCTTGAAAGAATCAAATCAAGATTTAAAGTTAGAGAAATAAAAAAAGACCAAGATATCAAAGACTGGAATGAAGGAAAAATTGAAATTGCAGTTATTCATCCAGCTTCAGCAGGTCATGGCCTTAATCTTCAAAGTGGTGGAAGTACAATGATTTATTTTGGACTTACTTGGTCTTTAGAACTTTATGAGCAAACTAATGCAAGATTATGGCGACAAGGTCAAAAAGAAACAGTTGTAATTCATCATATTATTACAAAAGGCACAATTGATGAATCAGTTATGTGTGCCTTGAAATCAAAAGAGAAAACACAAGATGCATTAATAAATGCAGTAAAAGCAGAAATAGGGAGGACTTAAAATATGGATGCAAAAGAATATTTATTACAAATAATAAAACTTGAGCATAAGATTTACTGCATGAAACTTCGTTCTGAAGAATATGACAGAATGAGTCTTACAATTCCAGGTCCATCCTATGGTGAAAAAATAGGATCTAATCCTAATCGAAATACAGATGCACCTTTTATTAAGTGGATTTATAAGAAAATCGAAATTGATGAAGAAATAGTTAAACTAGAAGAAAAGTTAAAGAATCTTAAAAGTGAGGCAATTCTTAAAATTGAAGAGCTTGAAAATGAAAATTTTAAAACTATTCTTGTTAAACGATACATTGAAGATCAAAGCTGGGAAGTAATAGCATCAACACTATTTATATCTAAAAGAACTGCAATTAGGTGGCACGATGCAGCTTTGAAATTATTAAAAATAGATGACCAAGATAATGATGTCTAGACACTTGTCTTCCCCTAAATTTTGTGTATAAGACATCAAAAGACGAGGATGTCTTCCTTTTAGACTTTTGAAAAAGACAGGCTGAGACTTTGAAGAAGACAGCAAGACTTCCAAGATATTTGGCATATTTGGCCTGTCTTGCGGAAAATACCGCTAGATTTTTCATGTCTCAAATGTCTAAGACAACTGTCTTTTAGTGAAGTCTTGTGGAAAAGACATGGTGGTCTTAAGGTGTCTCGTTTAAAAATATACACAAAAATGATGAAATAAGAAAAGTTGACACTCTCTGACACTCTCTGTCACATTGCGCCTTTTGAAATGTATGATATAATTATAATTGGAAAAAGCTATAGAAATAGAGGTCAACAGATATTATGTCTGCTGGCCTTTTTTCATGTCGTTAGGAGGGATAATGTGGCAAGCAATCAAAGAGATATTTATGACATGTGGCGTGATACAGGTGATTTACCAAAAGTTATGGCTTTTATTACTGATTGCACAAAGAAGCTAATTACTCAATCAGAGATATGTGAACATTTAGGAATTAATGAAGCCACGTTTTCAAGATTGAAGAAAAGGCATCCAGAAATTCAAGCAGCTATGAATAAAGCAAAGTTGGATTTAAAAGATGACCTAGCAAGTGCTTTATATAAACTAGCTATGGGATATACCTTAACTGAAGAAACACAGGATATTGAAGATAAAGGATCAGGCCAAGCTCAAAAAAGAAAAATACATAGAACTAAAAAAGAAATTGGTCCTGATTTTAAAGCAATTGTTTATTTATTAACTAAGAAATTCGGACGTGAATATTCACAAAGATTCGAAGATTATGAATTAGCTGAAAAGAAACTTGAACAAGCAAAGGAGGAATGGTTAAATGAGCAACAAGCTGAATGTTGTGATGATGAAGACTAGTGATCTTATTGATTACAAAAATAATCCAAGAAAAAACGATAAGGCGGTTGAAGCAGTAGCAAATTCAATAAACTCCTTTGGTTTTAAGGTCCCAGTAATTATTGATAAAAACAATGTATTAGTCTGTGGACATACAAGAGTTAAAGCAGCAAAAAAATTAGGTATTGAAGAAATACCAGTAATAATTGCTGATGATTTAAATGAAGATCAAATTAAAGCATTTAGAATTGCAGATAACAAAACTGCTGAATTAGCTGATTGGGATATGGATAAATTAGCGGAAGAATTAAAACTTATCGAAATGGATATGGAGCAATTCGGTTTTGATGATTTAGAAAAACTATTAGATAGAGATGTTTTAGAAGATGATTTCAAAGAGGAATTACCTGAAGATGCATATTCAAAGAAGGGTGATGTTTTTATATTTGGAAAGCACAGATTAATGTGTGGTGACTCAACCAAATCAGAAGATGTTGAAAAGCTAATGAATGGAACAAAAGCTGATATGATTTTTACTGATCCACCTTACAATGTTGATTATGAAGGTGGTGTTGATGGTAATGGTTCAAAAATGAAAATTCAAAATGATAAACAATCAGATGAGGAATTTAAAGAATTCTTAAAGAAGGCATTTGATAATATGGCTCATCATTGTAAAGATGGAGGAGCTATTTATTGCTTTCATGCAGATAGTGAAGGCTTGAATTTTAGAACTGCTTTTATCAATGCAGGCTTCAAATTAGCTGAATGTTTGATCTGGGTTAAAAATTCTTTAGTGCTAGGCCGTCAAGATTATCATTGGCGTCATGAGCCATGTCAACCAGCAGGTACAAAAGTATTAACACCAAATGGTTATGTTAATATTGAAAATTTAAAAGATGGCGATAAGGTGGTTAGCTTCAATACTTATTCAAGTCAGGTTGTAGGATATAAAAATGGTCTAAGTGTTAAAACAGCTAATAGAAAATATAAAGGTGATTTATATTCAATTTTTGTTGATGGCAAAGTTACAAAAGCTACTGATAATCATAAATTTAGTGTACGTTTTAGAGATGATGCTAGAACTAAATATTGTACTTATTTAATGAGAAGAGGCAATTGGTGGAGAGTAGGAATTACAGAAACTTACAATTCACGTGGCTTTGGTGTTAAGCAAAGAATGCGACAAGAAAAAGCTGATGAGGCTTGGATTCTTGATGTATTTGAAACTAAAGCAAGAGCTCAAATTGCTGAGCAAGAAATAACATGTAAATATGGAATTCCATATACACATTGGGAAACTGAAAGATTTGATTTTCAAAAAGAAAAAGTTCATTTTAGAACAAAAGAAGATATTGAAGTTTTATATAAGGCTTTAGATTTAAATCAGCTTTATGCAAATGCATGCAAGTGTTTATTAGATTATGGAAGAAGAATTAATTATCCATTAATAACATTAGATAATCGAATCGATGCAATGTCATGTAGAGTTACCTCTAAAATTAATGCATGTAATTTAATAGCTGGTTTAATGGAAGTACCTATTCCTTTTGAAAAATATAATGGCAATGAAACTTTTAAGTGGTCACCAATTGAAAAAATAGAAAGAAATTATTTTGAAGGTTTGGTATATTCATTAGAAGTTGAAAAGCATGCGCATTATATTGCAGATGGAATTGTAGTACACAATTGTCTTTATGGTTGGAAAGAGGGAGCTGGTCACTATTTCATTAATGATAGAAGCCAAGATACCATTTGGGAATATAATAAGCCAAAAGTAAATGATTTACATCCAACAATGAAGCCACTTGAACTAGTAGGAAGAGCAATAAAGAATTCATCAAAAAATGGTGAAATCGTCCTAGATTTATTTGGTGGTTCAGGTTCTACTATGATTGCAGCAGAACAAATTAATCGTGCTGCGTATTTGATGGAACTTGATGAAAAGTATACTGATGTAATTGTAAAAAGAATGCTTAGATTCATTCAAACTTATGATGATTGCTATCTAATTCGTGATGGAATTAAGACTCCATTAAAAGAAATTGAGGCTTATAAAATCGAAGATGATAGCTTCTTAAACTAAATCAAAGTTATCAAAAAATTAAATTTTAGAAAGGAATTGAACTAAAAATGTTTGAAAAAGTAAATCCAAAACATCCTGATAAATTAGCAGATAGAATTGCAGGAGCATTAGTTGATTTAGCATATAAAGAAGCTGATAATCCTAGAATTGCAGTAGAGGCATTAATTGGACATGGAAAATGTCATATTATTGCTGAAACTTCAGTTCATTTAAATCCAAGTGTTATTGCTGCCTCAGTTCATAGAATTGTTGAATCTGAAATTTCTGTTGATTATGTTGAGGTATCTCAAGATATACATTTAGCAGATAATCAAAATGGAAAAATTAGATGTGGCGATAATGGTATTTTTAAGGGAGTGCCTTTAACAAAAGAGCAAAAAGAATTAGCTCATATTGCTAAATCAATTTATGAGAAATATCCATTTGATGGAAAATACATTCTTAATGGTTCTAGGTTAATCATTTGTCAAAGTAATGCAAAAAATGTTGATTTAAGAAAAATTTATCCTGAAGCAGAAATTAATCCAATCGGTGAGTGGACTGGAGGACCTGATGTAGATACAGGTGCAACAAATAGAAAGCTTGGTTCTGATATGGCTGATTCTGTAACAGGAGGAGGACTTCATGGTAAGGACTTATCTAAAGCTGATGTGTCAGTTAATATTTATGCTTTCTTAAAAGCTCAAGAAACAAATAAACCTGTTGAGTTATGTTGTGCAATTGGCGATGAATTTATTGATGGAAGACCTTATGATGAAATTGTAGAAATTGCTAGATCCTTTATTAAAAAAATTGGTGGTTTTGAAAAATTTGCTGAGTGGGGTTTAGTAAATGTCTAAGAAGCATCCAGCTATTGAAAGATTTTATAAATCGAATGAATGGAAAATTGCTAGAGCTATGAAGATAGCTTCAGCTGGCGGAAGATGTGAAAAGTGTGGTGATGTTGGTACTGAAGTGCACCACATCATTCACTTGACTCCTGAGAATGTAGATAATCCTGAAATCAGTATCAACCAAGATAATCTTTTATTACTTTGTAAAGAATGTCACAACAAGGAACACGAACGCTTTACAGATAAAAAAGAATATAAGTTTGATGAAGATGGTAATATGGTAAAAAAGTAGATTTCATGGTATAATTTTATCAATAAAGGTTGGTGAATAACACATGAGATATGCAGTTAAAGTAACTGTTCTTGATAAGAAGTGCTATCCAGAATTACAAGAAAAATATTGTATGAATCCAAAGTCTGGACCATGTCCTTGCTATAATGTTGGTGATGAATTTATTTTCTATCGTAATGAAAAAAGAGATGATTATTGGCATTTAGGACTTGATACTTTAGTTAAAACAAAAGGCAATCCTGACTTTGTAGCTGGTGGACCAAAGATGCCATTTTGTAGTGAAGCTTGGGATGCAATTTCACGTTACATTTATGCAGGACTTCAAGGTGGCTCCATTATGAAGAACTGGATGAAAGAAGAAAATACAATGATTACCTGTTGTAATGATGGAACAAGACCAGTAATTTTTAAAATTGAACGTTTTGTTGAAGAAGATTAACCCCTCCCCATCTCAATTTCGAGCGTTTGCTAAAGTACCGTTCGGCCCCACCTCAGATATGTGGGAGCCAATATTTTTGAAAATTAGGAATTTAAAAAATTGAATAAAAAAATAGGTATATCCTAGTTTATCCGAAGAGTAGTGTAAAAAGCTGCTCTTTTATTTTACTTTCAAGTTGATATTTATTGCTTTTAGAGTGATTAATATAACACGAATAAGGAGGATGTAAACATGGCCGAATTAAAAGTTGGATGTTATATCAAAATAAAAAATATGAAAAGTGAACCTGAGTATTCAGGTAAAGTTGGTAAAGTAATCTTAATTGATGATGCAAATCAAATTCATGGAACTTGGGGAGGATGTGCTTTGATACCTGAAGTTGATGAATTTGAAGTTTTACCTGATGAGAGAATTCCTTTATTTGAGATGTGTGAGAAAAATAGAACAGGTCTAAGAGGAATGAACCACCTTGTTGATTATTATGTTAGCTCAGTTGGTATGTCAGAAAAGGAAGCTGTCGATTATGCAATTGGATTATTTCACAATGGTACAATTCAAGAAATTCAGTTCATTGGAAAAGATGGCAAAGAGATATAAAAAAGTATCATAATTAACTTGATATAAGTTTCTCTTAGAGTGATATATATACACAAGGAAAGGGGAAAAGAACCTTTCCAAGGAGGAACAAAAAATGTCATTACAAAAATTAAACAAAATCTTAAATAACCTTAAGAAGAAAACAACAAAGCTTTATAACGAATTAAGCAAAAAAACTGATAAAAGATACAAGATTGGAGTTAATGGACTTGGGGTTATTGTATTAGCGGATTTTACAAATATGGAAACCTTAGCTAAGGGTGAAAAAGAGTGTCAAGAAGCTATGGAAAAGTTACTTGAAGGAGCTAAATAAAAGGCTCCTTTTTAGGTAAAAAAAGCCTCAAAAAAATAGTTAAAAAAAGATACACAATTAACTTGCTATAGTGTCCGTTTAGAGTGATATATATACACGACGAAGGGAAGAAACAACCTTCAAGGAGGACACGAAGATGAAAGAAAAAATTGAAAAGCAAATTGAAGAAATGAAGAAGCAAACAATCGGTGTTGAGATTGAAATGAACAACATCACAAGAATGGATGCAGCAAAGGTGGTTGCAGCATACTTTGGAACAAGACCATGGTACGCAGCAAGAGATTATGGTTACGATGCTTGTGCCTGCAAGGATAGAAAAGATAGAGTTTGGAAGTTCCAAAAGGATGTATCAATTGCAGGACCTGATAGTGAAAAATGCGAAATGGTTACACCAATCTTAACCTACGATGATATTGAGGACTTACAAGAGATTGTTAGAGCATTAAGAAAAGCTGGAGCAAAAAGCGATGCTTCAAGAGGATGCGGAGTTCACATTCATATCGGTGCAAACGGACACACACCTAAAACCTTAAGAAACCTAACAAACATTATGGCAAGTCACGAAAGCTTAATTATTGAAGCCTTAGGAATTGACAATTATAGAATTGATAGATACTGCCAAACAGTAGACCCTAGATTCTTAAAAGCAGTCAATAAAAAGAAACCTCAAACAATGAGCCAATTTGCAGATGTTTGGTACGAAAGTCAAAATTGCGACTTTGGAAGAACTCAACATTATAACAACAGCCGCTACCATATCCTAAACTTCCATGCAACATTCACAAAAGGAACAATTGAATTTAGATGCTTCGAATTCAAAAGTCCAAAAGATGGAAAACAAAATGGACTTCACGCAGGACAATTAAAAAGCTACATTCAATTCTGCTTAGCCTTAAGCCAAATGGCAAAAGAGGTAAGCGGAGCTTCATCAAAACCTCAACAAAATGAAAACCCTAAATACGCAATGAGAACTTGGTTATTAAGACTAGGCTTCATTGGAGAGGAATTCAAAACAGCAAGAGAAACATTAACGAAAAATTTAAGAGGAGATGCAAGCTTCAGAAGTGGGTTAAGACCTGCTCCTCAAGCTGCAATCTAGGAGGTCAAAACAATGGAAAAAATGTATTACTTAGCTTATGGTTCAAACCTTAATGTTGAACAAATGAAAAAGAGATGTCCTGATGCAGTGGTAGTTGGAACCTCAGTTCTCGATGGCTACCGATTAATGTTTAAAGGAAGTAAAACAGGTTCATACCTTACTATTGAGAAAGCAAAAGGACATCAAGTTCCTTTAGGAGTGTGGGAAGTAAGTAAGCGTGACTTGGCAAGACTCGACGTTTACGAGGGCTACCCTGCGTTTTATTATCGAAAGCGAGTAAATGTGTCACTCAAAGATAAAAGCGGCACACAGGCCAACGTCGAGGGAATTATCTACATCATGCATGAAGATAGGAAACTTGGATGTCCAACCAATTATTATTTTGATACTTGCCTTAAAGGATATAACGACTTTGGTTTTGATATTGAAATTTTGATGGATGCATTTATTTATAGCGTTGGAGTGGAGGTATTTAAAAATGGAAACTAGAGAGAACATAATTAAAACTTGTCCTTTGTGTGGAAAGACTTATAAAGGGCATCCAGCAATTTCAAGGAATGATAATATCACACCGATATGTCCTACTTGTGGAACAAGAGAAGCCCTTCAAAGCATGGGAATTTCTAAAGAGGAACAAGATAAAATTATTAATGCAATTCCAATTATGGATGAAGACAAATAAAAACAATCGCCAACAAAAGCCTCACAAACGGCCCACGTTGGCTTTTTTAGTCCTTGTTGGTTAATTGCTCGAAGATGTAATAAAAAGCCAACACAGGCCAAACGTTTGAAGAAAGGAGGAATATCAAATGGACAAGAAAGAGTTAGCAGCTAAAGAGTATGAACGATTAAAAAGTTTATTTGCTAATGCTGATGAAGCAAAAGTTAATCTAGTTGATGAACTTTTAAAGAAGGCTGCTTTTTTGAAAGTAGAACTTGATTCACTTGAAAATGGAATTAGAAGAAATGGTGTCATGCAGTTATCAAATAAAGGTAATGCAAGAATCACATTGTCCTATAAAGCATACCTTCAATCAATTTCTATTTATTCAAATATCATCAAAACACTAAATACCATACTTGGTGGAACTGAAGATGATGGTGATGATTCATTTGATGAGTTCTTAAAGAAAGTGGAGGAAAGATAATGTACACAATTTACTGCAAAATAAATAATGATGGTACGATGACTTCAAAATCTATCTTACCACTTCATGTTGGAACAAAAGGTGATAGAAATTGCACTAAGATTAAATGTGAAATTGGCGATTTGATTGAAGGAAGATATCAATATTTAAAATTCTATCATCCTAAATCAACAGTCCTTTTGAGGCTTTCAAATGATGAAGTTGTTATTCCTTCAAATATTACTTCCATAGCTGGTAAGTGGCTTATTTCATTTATCTCATCAACAAATGCAGTCACCTATTCCAGAGATACATTTGATTATTTGTTTTCAACTATTCCCATTGAAGCTGAAATAAGTAATGGCTTAATGGAAATTAATATTTTAAGTGAAAATGAAAAGAAGATTGAAGAACAACAATCACAAATTCAAAATATGGAAACTTTAGAAAAAGATTTAATTTCAATGAAGTTTCAAGAGCTTGTTATTCCAGATTACATTGAATCAATAGGTAATTACTTTTTGTATAATGCCAACAACAATATCACAAAACTTCTTGTTGGTAAGAAGGTAGCTTCAATTGGCTCTTATGCTTTTTATGGAATGCAAATTAGTAAAATTCTATTTGATGAAGGAGCGGTCATTTCAAAATTTGAAGATTACGCATTTAGTCATGTGTATGCCTCTGAAATATTGATCCCTCGTTCATTAACTGAATATGGTCACTATGCGTTTAATGGTGGAGGAGTAAATACCTTCGGATTTGAAAAAGGTTCTAATTTAACATTAATAAATGCTAATGCATTTAATGGTGTAACAATTGACCGCTTGATACTTCCTGATGGTTTAAAAAAGTTTGCTGCTAATGGATATGTATTTAGAAATTCAAATATTAGATATATGGAAATTCCAGCAACTTTAACAAGTAATATCGTTCAAGGTACATTTCATATTACCTCTGTGATAGAAGATATCGGTTTAGGTAGTGGTTTTAATGTATCTTGTAATTTTAGTAATGTTTCAACATTGACTCATGATTCAATTAAAAGAATGTTTGAGTCATTATTAAATAGAACAGGACTTGATGCTTTATCAATTACCATTGGTTCAACTAATCTTGCTAAGATGAGTAATGATGAAATAGCAATCGCAACAAATAAGAACTGGACAGTTTCATAGGAGGTCATTATGGAATTTAAAAGATATCAAGCTCAAAAAGGTAAAGTATGGAAATCAAAAATTGATGGAGCATACTTATCGGATTTGTTAATTTTAGGTAAAGAAGATTCAATCAATAACTATGAAGAAGTTGATCCACCAGTAATAGAAGATGATGAATCATGAATTATTTAAAAGAGTATTATTCTGAAATTCAAAAAGGAAATATCATCATAGGAAATGAACTAAGGGTTGTCTTAGATAGGCTAATAGCAGATTTAGATAATCCTAGATACACTTATGATGAAAAGCCAGGACAAATAAGAATTGATTTCATTGAGACATTTTGTAAACATACAAAGTCACCATTTAATGGCCAACCATTTATTCTTGAACTATGGGAAAAAGCAATGCTTCAAACTGCCTATGGATTTAAGTTTAAAGATACAGACTTAAGAAGGTTTAATGAGGTTATATTACTGATTGCTAGAAAGAATGGTAAGACAACATTTGTTGCAGGTATCGACCTTGCTGAATTCTTTTTATCCAAAGGAGGAGTTGATATTGTGTGTGCTTCGAACACAAATGATCAGGCTTCGATCCTTTTTGAAGAAATCAATAATATGAGAGAGCAGTCAAAGGCTCTTTCAAAAGCTAATCGAAGCAAGAAAAATATATTCTATATTTATTCACCAAGAAACAAAAATAAGATTAAGAAATTATCTGGTCAGTCACGTAACTTGGATGGATATAACATAGAGGTTGGCTGTATTGATGAGGTGCATCAAATGACTGATTCAAAGGTATATGATGCAATTAAACAATCGCAATCAACTAAAGAAGAACCACTGATTTTCATTATCACGACAGAGGGTAATGTGGTCGGTGGCTTTTTAGATAAAAAGCTCGAATATTGTCGCAAGATGATAAAGGGTGAAATTACTGATGAGCGTGTGCTTCCTTGGCTTTATACGCAAGACAGTGAAAATGAAATCTATTCTGATAAATCATCATGGCAAAAATCAAATCCATCATTAGGTAAAGTAAAGACAGTTCATTACCTTGAAGATATTATGAATAAAGCTAAAAATGATTTATCAACTAGGCTTACAATGCTATGTAAAGATTTCAATATTAAACAGCTTGAATCAGGTACTTGGTTAACCTTTGATGAGCTTAATAATGAGACTAAATTTGATATTGAAGAAATAAGAGATACTTACGCAGTTGCAGGTGTTGATTTATCTGCGACGACCGATTTAACAGCTGCAGTTATTGTGGTAGTTAAAAATGGTAAGAAGTATGTCCTTCCTCATTTCTTTATGCCAAGTGAAGTTTTACAAAAAAGAATTGAAGAAGATAGCGTGCCTTATGATATCTGGGTTAGGAAAGGATTTATAACACTAACGGAAGGAAGTAAGAATGACTTTTCAAAGGTTACAGAATGGTTTTTACACCTTGTTAGAGATTATGAAATAAGACCTTTATGGGTTGGTTATGATCCATGGAATTCTCAATATTGGGTTGATGAAATGGAAGAAGCTGGCTTTACTTTAGAGAAAATAAGGCAAGGCGTTTATACATTATCTGAACCAATGAAACAGCTAGAGGCTGACATCAAAAATAAGGATGTTATTTATGATAATAATCCAGTTTTAAAATGGTGCTTAGCTAATACTCAAGCTAAGGTTGATATCAATGGAAACATACAGCCAAGTAAGGTTAATTCAAGGTTCAAACGAATAGATGGTGCAGTTGCATTAATCATCGCTTATGCAGTCTTGAATAGATACATAAAAGAGTATGAGAACATGCAAAGTTAGGAGGAATAGTCGTGGGAATATTCAAAAGAAAAAATAAATCAAATAATCCTGTTACAGGTTTTAAGATGGTTCATGGATTCGAAGTTCCACTTATTCCTTTTGGTGATAATGTCCTCAAAAGTGATGTAGTCATGATTTGTATCGATAGGATAGCTTCACAATGTGCAAAGCTAAAAGGTAGATACATTAAAGTTGATGAAAATGGAATTCAAACTGAGAAGAATGGACCTATTACCTTTTGCCTTAAAAGGAAACCAAACGAGCTTATGACTCCTTACCAGTTTTTGTATAAGGTGGTTTCGTTATTGTTGCTTAATGATAATGCATTTGTGTATCCGCTTTACGATAAAAGTGATCTGACACTCAAAGGCTTGTATCCGATTAATCCAATAATCGTTGAGCCAATCGAGTACGAGGATGGAAGCCACACTTATAAGTTTTACTTTGAAGATGGCAGCAATTATGAAATACCTACTGAGAATGTGATTCATTTAAGAAGGTTCTATTACAAAAATGATTTCTTTGGTGGATCTAATTCTAGTGGCGATCACGAAGCATTGCTTAAGACGGTAAAAACCAATGATGCCTTGCTTCAAGGTGTGAATGCTGCAATTCAAACATCATTTAAAATTAAAGGTATCTTGAAGATTAATGGAATGCTAAAAGAAGCAGATAAAATGAAGCAACTCGATGAATTTCAAAGAGCAATTTTAAAAGCCACCGAAGGGGATAGCTCGATTGTTCCAATGGATACGAAAGCTGACTATGTGCCTTTAACGGCAGATCCGAAAGTGGTTGAATCAACTACACTAGATTTCGTTCAAAGCAAGATACTTGATTACTATGGCGTGAGCAAAGCGGTGTTCTCGAATAATTATGATGAAAATGAATATAACTCATTTTATGAGTCAACAATTGAGCCTTTAGCTATTCAACTTAGCGAGGCTTTTTCTTTGGGCTTACTTACCAATAACCAGCTTGAAAGAGGAGAAGAAATTATCTTTTTCTCTGAAAGATTACAATATGCTTCTTGGAATACCAAAGTAGGAGCTATTGAAAAGTTAATGGGACTAGGATTAATGAGCCTGAATGAATCAAGAGCTTTACTTGGACTTGAGCCAATTGAAGGTGGAGATAAGAGACTACAATCTCTAAATTATGTTGATGCTTCAAAAGCAAATATGTACCAAGTTGGTGAAACAAATGAAAATGGAGGAAATGAAAATGGATAAAACAAAAATTGAAAATAGACTAGCGAATGTCGAGTTCAAGGAATCAGAAGATAACAAAATGGTCCTTGAAGGATACGCTCTAGTTTTTAACCAAGAGACACTTATTGGTGATGAGAAGAATGGATTTATTGAGTTAATCGATAAAAACGCTTTAGCAAATACAAATATGAAAGATGTACCTATGAAATATAACCATAATGATTCATTTTTGATTATTGCGAGAACTCGTAATAACTCATTACAGCTTATGGTTGATGAAATTGGTTTAAAGGTTCGTGCCGAGCTTATAGATACTGAATCAAATAAAGATATTTATAAGATGGTTAAGGCTGGACTTTTAGATAAAATGAGCTTCGCTTTTACTGTTAGCTCACAGAAGATTGATAGAAGTGGCGATATTCCAAAAAGAACTATCACAGGTATTGATAGGCTTTATGATGTGAGTGTTGTCGATTTACCTGCTTATGATCAAACTTCTATAGCAATTGGTCGTTCTTTGGCTTTAGTGGATACTGAGTTAAAGGCTATGGATATGGCTGACCAAAAAGCAAAAGCAGAAATTATTAGAAAAAGAATTCATATTAAAACAAATTATTAGGAGGATTAAAAAAATGAATTTATTTGCAAGATTAAAAGAAATTGATGCTAGACTAGCTGAAATACGCAAGTCATCTACTGATGAAATGGATGTAGAAAAATTAACTACATTTGAAACTGAATGTGACAAACTTCAAGAAGAAAGAAAAATGATTGAAGCAAAATTAAGTATTACTTCAAAGACTGAGATGAAACCTATTATGATGGAATCAAAATCACAAAATCAAGAAATGTTAGAAAAGCGTGGTAAAGATTTTATTGAAGGAAGAACTATTAAAGTATCTAGCGATGAAGTTTTATTACCAACTCATACTGACACTTCACTTTCTCCTTACCCATTTTTAGAAGCAAGTGAAATTATTGATAAGGTAAAAGTTGTTAATTTAAATGGTGGAGAAACTTATACTAAATCATTTGTTAAGTCAAATGGTATGGCAGGCTTAACTGAAGAAGGTAAACCTGCAACTGAGACTGAACCAGGATTTGGCTATGCAACTATCTCTAAGGTAAAAGTTACAGCTTATACTGAAATTACTGAAGAGTTAGAAAAGCTACCTGCAATTAATTATCAAGCTGAAGTTATTAAAAATATTAATACATCTTTAAAGAAGAAAATTTCTCAACAAATTCTTTTAGGTACTGGTGAGTCTAATACATTTACAGGTATCTTTTCAGATAACGCTGTTGCTTTAGCTGATCAAGCACCATTAGAGCTTAGTGAAATTACTGATACAACTTTGGATGATATTGTATTTGGCTTTGGCGGTGATGAAGCTGTCGAAGGTGGAGCAGTATTAATTTTAAATAAAACTGATTTAGCTAAATTTGCAAAACTTAGAACGAGTGATGGAAGAAAAGTACATGTCATTGATTATGTTCAAAAAACAATTGATGGCATTCCTTATGTGATTAATAGTAATTGCTCATCTTTATCTAATCCTCTAACTGCGGATGGTTCTTATTGTATGGCTTATGGCTACTTACAAAATTATGAAGTACCTGTATTCTCAGCAGTTGAGATTGGTAAATCAACTGATTACAAATTTAAAGATGGCATTATTTGTTATAAAGCCTCAGTGTTTACTGGTGGTAATGTTGTCGGATACAATGGCTTCTTAAGAATTAAAAAGAAAGCTTCAGTATCTAAGGCAAGTCAAACCTCATCAAAGTAGGTTAAACCGATGGTCGTTTAAAGGTTGATGGAGTTTTCTGAAGCTTAACTAAGTAAGAAAGCACAATGAACAGAAATGAGTATAAGTAAAAAGGTACAATGAACTGAAAAAAGTATGAGTATGATGGAACAATGAAAGGAAATTGAGTAAAAGAGTACAATGAAAGAAAAGCGAGTAAAAAAGTACAATGAACTGAAAGTGGAGAAAAGGTACAAGGAAACGAATAGGGGTTGACCGCAAGGCTTCCCCGAAAGGAGTACAAAGGAACAATCAAAGCAAGTAAAAGTAAGAAGGAATACTGAAAGTGAGTACGAGTAAAAAGGAATACTGAAAGAAAGTACAAGTAAAATGGTACAAAGAAAAGAAATGAGTAAAAGTAAAATGGAACAATGAACAGAAAAGAGTATAAGTAAAACGGAATAATGAACAGGGATGCGGAATGTATGTAAAGAAAGGACGTTGTGTATGAACATAAGAAATGATGACGATTTCTTAATTGAAATCAAGAAGGCTTTAATGATTCCAGCAATGGAGACATATGCAGATAGCGAGATAAAACTACATATTGAATCGTGTTGTCAATTGCTTATTTCGATAGGTGTTGATAAATCCACAGTACGTAGCGACAATCCTCTTGTTAAAGGATTAATCTTGATATATGTAAAGACATTCTTTGGCTTCAAAAGTGATGGAAGTGTTAAGGAATTACCTTCTAATTTTGAGCTATTGGTACGCCAACTTGCTCTTAATTCGGAGGAGTCCTAATGTTTCCTAATTCTGCCAATGTAACTCTCTATCTCCTTGCCATCGTTAACAAGTCGGATGCTTTAGGAATAAGGTGTCCGACTATAAATTTTAAAAAAGAAGTAATAGGATGTATGAAATCTATTACTGCCACTGAGTATCAAACAAGCGTTGCTTTGAATGTGAAAAGTGAAATAAAAATAAGCCTACAATGCTTTTTGTATTCTGGTGAGAAGTTTGTTTTATTGAAGGGTGAAATCTATAAAGTAGATAGAACTTATCAAAATGGACAATTCATCGAATTATATTTATCTTTAAGTGATTACAAGAAGGAGGAAATTCTAGATGCCACTATCAATAGATAAAAGTATTTTAAAAATCTCTGAACTTGTAAGTGAATACACTAAGGATGTTCAAGAAGAAATTGTAGAAAGGCTTAATCATACAGCTGATGAAATATTAGCTTATATTAAAACAAATGCTCCAAAAGGAAATAGTACAAATCACTTAGCTGATTCATTTGTTAAGACCAAAGTTGGAACAGGTGTTAATCAAGTTATTTATATTTCATCAAAAACTAAAAGTAGATTGGTTCATTTAATTGAACTTGGATTCAAACATAGAAGTGGACGTCACGTTGCAGCACAGCCTTTTATGAGGCCAGCATACAGTGAATTTACACCTGAGATGCTTGAAGATATTAAAAAGATTATAAATGGAGGATAGCCTATGACATTAGAAACTATTTATTCCATTCTAGATAAAGTTTTAAAAGACAAAGTATTCTATGCAGTAAATATTTATGACAATGAAGAAAATGCTCCAATGCCATATATCGTTTACCAAGAAATAACTAAAAAGCCAAAGGGATATCATGACGATGTTCCTATTTTTTATGTTTCTAGTGTTCAGATTACTCTTGTCACAAAGAAAAAAGACCTTGCTCTTGAGGTGTTTTTAGAGAAGGCATTATTAAAAAACGGATTAAGTTTCTCGGTTTTAAGTGAAACGCATAATAGCGATAAATCAATAAATCGAGTTTATGAAATTGAAATGGAGGATTTTTAAATGGCAAATAATATTGTAACTTTTGGCCTTAAGAATGTTCATTATTCTAAGGCTACATTTAATCCTGTTGATGGAACTTGGTCGTTTGCTACACCAGTTGCACTTCCAGGAGCACAAGAGTTTTCAAGTGATTTAATTGGTAGCTCAACACAGGTTTATGCCGATGATCAAGTAGTGGCTACATTAATTCAAAATGCAGGTAGAACGCTAACCTTAAAACTCACTGAATTAATTGATGAATTCAAAACTGATATTTTAGGTTATAAGAAACTTGATAATGGAAATCTTGTAGAAATTGTAAATGCTGAAGTAGTTACTTTCGCATTAGGTTTTGAATTACAAGGCGATGCTAAGGCAAGAAGAACTTGGTTTTATTTATGTACTGCCTCACCAATTAATGAAGCAACTAAGAGTAAAGCTGATTCAGTTGAAGCAAACTCAATCTCTTTAACAATTACAGCTAGACCTATTGCTATTGATAGTGATAATTATACAACACATATTACAGCTTCGAAAGGAGACGCAAACTATGCGACATTCTTAAGTGTTGCACCAGTTTTGCCTGTGCTTAAATAATGGATAGTATTATTAAGATTGGAGGTCGTGAATTACCAGTTCATGCCTCATTAAAAACATTAATTGATTACAAGTCTACCTTTGGTACTGATTTGTTTGAAGATTTAGATAAGATACAAAATATTAAAAGCGATTCTATTGGTAGTTTATCTGGAGTTATTAATACATCGTTTCAAATTATTTATATCTTACATAAGCCTTATGCAAAAGAGAAAACATTTGTAGAGTTTATGGACACTTTTGAGTTTGGAGTGTTCCAAAGTACTGAAGCTATGAATGAATTAACTGGTGTATTTGGCTTACTCTTTCCAAGGACAAAAGAGCAAAGCAAAAGTCCCAGAGAAAGTAAAACGGAAGCATCAAGCGACTAGTAATATCATATTTAATTTATCTCAAATGGGCATCTCACTATCGGATGCCTTTTTGATTGAGATTGATACTTATTTTGAGCTTGTTGATTTATTTATGGAGTCAATGGGAAGAAGTGAAAGCTCATCAAGAGAGGCAACACAAACTGACATTGATAATTTTTTACTATAGGAGGTTAAGTAAATGGCTGAAACAATAAAAGGTTTAAACATTAAATTAGGACTTGATGCTACTGAACTTAACGAGTCCTTAGGTAAAGTAAGAGCGGAATTAAAAGAACAACAAGCTGACTTAAAAGCAATTAATCAAAGACTTAAATATGATCCTTCAAACGTCGAACTTTGGAAGAATAAACAAACCAAATTAAACGAGGTTTTGGATTCTACAAAGAGGAAATTAGAACTTCAAAAACAAAAATTAGAAGAAGCTAAGGAAGCAGTCAAAGTTGGTGCAATAAGTGAATCTGAATTTAAGAAACTTGAAAGAGCGGTAGAGTATGCTGAAGCTGATGTTTCTAAGCTAAATACCGAACTTAAAAATACTAGTACGAAGATACTAGAACTTGGTAATGCTAAATGGGATAAGTTAGCAGGAGTTGGTAATAAACTTACAAAGTATGTAACAGCTCCTATTGTAGCAGCAGGTACAGCTTTATCCGCTCTTT